GGCGGGATGGGCAAGGACATGGCGCAGGAAGCCGTGCTGGACGCCGTCACCAAGAAGGTGCCGATCAAGAGACCCAAGAAATGAGGTGGCTCGCTGCTATCCTCCTCTCGGCAAGCCCTGCGCTGGCCACACCATACGAGATCACCCGCGTGATCGATGGAGATACGGTCGAGATCGCGGTGGACTTCCTGCCCGAGCCTCTGCCGCCTAAGCTGTCGATCCGCGTGATGGGCATCGACACGCCGGAAAAGGCACCGCGCGCTCAGTGCGATGCCGAGGCTGCCTTGGCAAAGAAGGCCAGCGCCTTCACCAAGAATGCCGTCGCCAATGCGCTTGAGGTCGATGTCGTGATCTTGAAGTGGGACAAGTATGGTGGCCGCGTGCTGGGCGAGGTCTATCTGGATCACCAGAGCCTCGCGGAAAGCCTGATCTCTGCGGGCCTTGCCCGTCCATATAAAGGCGATGCAAAACAATCTTGGTGCGAGGAGTAAGCACAATGTCTGATGCAATGAAGAAGCTGCAAGAGAAGTGTGGCGTTGCCGCTGATGGTGCCTTTGGCCCGAACACAGCGCGGGCAATCGCCAAGCACTACCAACTGTCTCCAGAGCGTGGCGCTCACCTGCTCGGTCAAGCCAGCCACGAAAGCGGAGGCTTCAAGCTGACCCGTGAAAACCTCAATTATTCCGCTGAGACCATGTGTAAGGTCTGGCCGTCCCGGTTTAAGAGCGTGGCAGAGGCTGCACCCTATGCCCGCAATCCCAAGGCGCTGGCTGACAAGGTTTACTCTGGCCGCATGGGCAACGCAGAAGGCGAAGGCCATGTCTGGATTGGGCGCGGATTTTTGCAATTAACGGGCAAGGACAACTACCGATCCTTTGCCTCAGATATGCGCGTGCCTGATGTGATGGAGAACCCTTCGCTGGTCGAAACGGACTATGCGATGGAAACGGCCATGTGGTTCTTCGAGAAGAATGGCCTGTTCGCCATTGCGGACAAGGGCGTGAACGAAGACACGATCAAGCAGATCACGAAGCGGGTGAACGGCGGCTATGTCGGCTTGGACCACCGTATTAAAGAAACCGAGAAGATTTATGGCTGGCTGAAAGCATAAGATCGCGAGGGGCGCGGTTAGGAGCCGTGCCTTTCGCTATATCCATGTTGTTTTTGCGCCGCTTCCCTAGCATCTTTAGCATCATGGATGCTAGAGAACGATCCAAGGTGCTTGTTTTTGCCGTTGATCTTTATGCTGGCAGTCCAATTTCGGTTCGCCTTGCACCAATAAACGCCGCAAACCCCGCTTTTGTTGTTTGGCATTAAGGCCCTATTTTTTGCGTTCTCTTTGTTTGAAACTTCTCGCAAATTGCAAATGCGGTTATCCGATCGATCCCCGCTGATATGGTCAACTTGCTCTCTTGGCCAATCGCCATAGTAAATCGCCCACGCCACACGATGCGAGTATAGCTTTTTCTTGTCTATTGATCCGTGCAAGTATCCATGCTTGGTTTTTGAGGTGAACGCTTCCTTGTTTGCCGAAGCGCGTCCAGAACGATGCGTTTCCTCACAATCTCGCCAGAAAAGTTTGCCCGTCTCCGGCTCATAACGGAGGCGCTTGTGCAAATATTCAATGGACGGTAAATTCTTATCAGTCATGGCGAACCTCCATTCGCTGTTGATAGGGGCGAGATCGACGGTTGCAACGTCTCTCGCCCCGAAAATCTACACAGAAAAGCCTTAAAAGTCAAACTTGATGGAAGTGTCGAGGGGCGCTTGGTTAAACCGAGCCGTAGCGCGAACATGGTTATCGACCAACACAAAGCAACCCGTGACGGTTTCTTGTTTGTGTGCGCCCCTCGCAATTCAAGCTATCGGGTCAGCCGGATGCCCGCAACCGCTTTTGACGCGCCATGTCTTCCAAAGCCCGCTCAATGGACGCTTTGCTGGCCGACAGCTTGACCTTGGGCTTCGTCTCGCCGTCGATGATGTCGATCCAGACCTTGCTTTTTTGACTTATCCTCTGAGGTGAAAATTGGTGCATTGGCAAAACAACTCCAAAACGCTCGCATGCGGATGCTACACTTGATCTGTGCATTTCTAGGTGAGCAGCCGCAAGGGTCAGATGCCAGCCCTTTTCTCGGCAGGCTATGAGCATGTCGCGGGTGATTACTCGTCTCGGCGGTGCCATTCGTATCGGTCCTTGATCTTGTCTATGATTTCTAGATTTGGCCTCAACATGAACATGATGAGGTCCAGTTGCTCGGGAGTACACCAAAGCCCACCCGGCACTCGCACGAAGCCAGCGGCGCGGATGGCCTGTGCTTGGGGCGATGTGTCGTGCCGGGTGCGGGTCATCAGTCGCTGTCCGTTATGATTTCGTAAGCCACGAGATGCAGAACACCAACGGCAGCGGCGAGAGGCATTCTTCCGCTATACTCATAGACCAGCGCCTTGATCCGATCACCCAGTTCCCCGGTCACGTCTTCGGCCCGCCTGCCATCACCCTTGAAGATGCGGATGTCAGTCATGGCTCTCTCCTTTGATCTCTGCGAGGGTGGCGATGGCGCGATCCACCGCCTTCGCCCGTTCCGCCCGCGCGGCTTCCAGCTTGTCCGTCAGGTCTTCGATGCGGTCGGCGGATTGGCGGCACCAATCGCAGGCCATCTCTTTGGTCGCATGTACTGGATAGCCGCAAGCGCCACAGCATGTTTCGTCACTCATCGTCCACCTCCATCATCTGCTTCACCAGTGCTGGCACCTTGCGCCATTTGTAGAGGCTGGCTGGCGACACGCTATAAAGAGCCGCAGCATTCTTTACTCCGAAGCGCGCGGCAGAGCGCAGGGCCTCGACGCGAAGCTGGTCGGTCAGCCCGTAGTCTGGGTGAAGCCCGGTCATTTCGGAACCTCATGGTATTCGCACAGTTCAGCGGCACCCACATGGCAGGCCAGTTCGTGTGTGTGTCGGTGGGCCTCTCCGGCGTTCTGGTAGGCCGCATAGGCAAAAACCGCAGCGAGGACGCAGATGAAACGATCTAGGAAGGTCATTTGACGCAACTCCCCTGCACCCACTGCTTGTCGGCTGCGATGCACTGCTCGTAGCGCACCTGACCGCGCTCCAAGTCGGCAAAAATGAGTTTCCCCATGCCGAAGAAAACGAGCGCCGCAACTGCGGTGATTGCCAGCGGCACGGCGTTGTCCCAGAAGTCTCTCATCTGCGCCCCCTGTTCCAAGCCAGCCGCGAGATGCTGTTGGACAGAGCATCCAGATCCGCCACCGTCATGTCGCGGTTGTCTAAGATGGCCATGAAGATTGTGTCTGCAAACTTCTTGCTGGGAAGCACCTGTGCGCCCCTGAGAATGGCCAAGACCGCCTCGGCCTGCACATCTCGCACGGGCATGGTCTTTGGTTCTCTGTTCCAGAACATCATGCGTCCTCCTCCGGGAGGTCAAAGCAGGTCAGCCGCACCACCTGCCCCGACGCTGCCAACTCCGACAGCTTGGCGGAAATCTTGGCGTCGGCCATGTTCAGCGATGTCGCGATCTCCTCAACCGTGCCACGGCCATCGCTTTCGATGGTGTCCAAGATCATCTCGGCCAGCGCGTCATCTTGCGGCGCAGGTGCTGCGTCCAAGATGCTCACCGCCAGCCAAGGCGTGCGGTTGGGCCGGGTCATGTTCGGCACCACGATGGCCTGCACCTTCTGTCCGACACGCACGCCCTTGTTGAGCATGACCTTCGACGGGATGAATACGTTCTCGTTGTTCTCGGTCAGCGCGAAGGCACTGCCCGTGGCCAGTTGGTTAGTTAGTAGGATTGTTTGCTGCATTGTTCTCTTCCAGTTGCTTGAGTTGGTCTTCGGCATCGCGGATGTAAAAAGCCAAAACCGTGGTCTCCTGTGACAGCCACGATGGCCTGACGCCGCTCCCATATCTCTTCTCCAGATCGTCCATCTGGGCCTGCTTCTGGGCGATATACTCGCGGAGTTTTTCTGCTTCGGTCATCACATGATCCCCAGTCTGTCTAGTGCGAAGTACGATTTCTTGAACGATGCGATCAGCCTATCAACGCTAGCAATCCTTTCCTGAATGTGTGGTGTCGGCTGGTCTCCGGGAATATTTGTCAGCGTCTCCCGATAATCCCACAGCGCGGTCAGCACGATGTGCGTGTCCATTGCTCCAAGTTTGACGGCCATCAGATCCACCCCATCCCGAGGCCCAACATGAAGCCAGCGTACAGCAGGCCGAAGAGGGCGAAGATGCCGATCAGGTCGGCGAGGATGTCTCTGATACGCATTATTTGATCTCCTTGTTGGCGTTAATGGCAGATGTCAGGCGCTGGCGCAGTTCAATGCGGCGCAGGTTGTGCAGCATCTCACTGAGGTCGTGATAATCTGGCTGGTCGTGCGTGCTGTAGTCCATGTCGCGGTCGATGCAATCCAGCGCGGTCTCGGCCTGCTCCAGCGTGATGGTGATGGTGATGTTGGTCATGCTAGTCTCCTATTAAAACGGCGGCTCTTCGCCTTGGTAAGTTGGTTTCCACTGGGGCGGCGCGTAGGCTGCTGGCTGTGGGGCGGGCTTTGGCGGGGCCTGCCGGGGTATGATCCCCAGCAGGTCGAGGTGGTCGGCGAGGGTCATGCGGCGATGCCCCACACGGCTCGGCACTTGAACCTGCGCTTGTAGGTGTCGATTGCTGCAATCGCATCGGCCTTTGTCGCGAAGCGGACATCCCACTTGATACTGTCACCTTCCCCGAAGACCTCAACGATCCCGGTGTAACCTTCGGCGTCTTGAAGAAATTCAAACTTCATCTGGGTCATCCTTGTTTGCTAGTGTGGATGCCAGCCCCGAAGGGCTGGCTGTTAGAGGGTCACAGCGCGACAATCTCAATGCTGCGCGCTGCGTTGTGAGCGGCGGCGTCGGCATCCCACTGGGCGTGCATGTCGGCGACCGAAGCGAAGCCGCGCTGCTTGGCGAGGCCAGCGTGGTAGCGGCGCAGGGAAGGGTTCTTCTTGTCGCGGGCCGACACGGGCGACCACATCTGACCCTGCGCGCTCTTGGCTGCGTTGGCGCGGTCGGCGCTGAAGCCGCTCTTTTCGATTTTGCCGTCGGCGGTGCAAATGACCGCCCAAGCGAAGGCGTAAGCGTGGTCGCTGTTGCGGGTTACTGTCTGGCCGTTCGAGAAGGTGGCGGTAAACTTGGTCATCTGGGTCATCCTTGTTTGCTAGTTGGTACAGACACCATACAGCCTGTTTCGCCGCAATCAAGCAAATAATTTCACTTGACGCATCTTTTTTTAACAAATAGACAGAATGAACCGAAACACAGGAGGACGCCGTGCAGGCTCAAGAATTGATCAGACAGTGGGCGGACAAGGACGGTCGCAAGCTGGGCTGGATCGCAGATCAAATTCCTGTCGCCAAATCCAGCATGTCGCGATGGATGCAAAACAACATCGTGCCGGGCGCGGTCTACCGCAATCGCCTAGCAGACATCACCGGCATAGAAAGCCTGCGCGATAAGGAGTGCTGGAAATGAACCGAGCCGACATCCTCGACACGGCCAAAGAGTACGTCACCAAGGACCGCGCAGCCACACACGGCGATGCGGAACGCAACTTCGGCCTGATCGCTGCTTATTGGTCGGCCCACCTCAACAAGAACATCAAGCCGCACGACGTGGCCGTTATGATGACTTTGCTGAAGCTGGCGCGGGCGCGCAGCAACCCCAAGCACACCGACAACTGGATCGACGGTTGTGGGTATCTGGCACTGGGCGGTGAAGCCGCTGCGGAGGAAGTGTGACCATCCACTATCATGGCACACCGCTTACACCGAGATCAGAGCTGCTGAAGATGGCGGGGAAACACTTTTGCGTTTCATTCGCCAATCCAGAAGACGCTGATTGGTGCCTTGCAAGCGGGCAGTCCGTGATGTGGGACAATGGCGCTTTTACGCTGCACACCAAAGGGAAGGCCGTCGATTGGCACAAGTTTTACACTTGGGTCGAACCTCGTTTAGGCCATCCGCACTGGGCTGTTGTGCCAGACGTGATCGACGGAGACATAAATGACAATTTGGCGCTGATCGCTCAATGGCCGCACGACCGCGCAATGTCCGCTGTCGTGTGGCACATGGGGGAGCCGATTGAGCATCTTCTGTCTCTCGTTGACCTTGGCTTCTCTAAGCTGTGTTTTGGATCGTCTGGCGCTTACTGGCAGGTCGGCTCTGAGGCATGGGAACGCCGCTGCGATGAGGCCTTCAACGCATTGGAGACGCGAGGGCTTCGGCCTTGGGTCCACATGCTGCGTGGACTTGCGATGTGCGGAGATCGGTGGCCGTTTGGATCGGCAGACAGCGTAAATGTAGCCCGCAACTACAAAGACACATCGACATGCCCAGAAAGAATGGCGCGTCGGATAGACTCAATCCAATGCCCGCCAAAATGGAAAATGCGGGCGCAACAGATGGGGCTTTTTGAATGATTGGATACCTTGCACTGGCGGCATACGCTGCCACCGTGCCAGCGGCTAACTGGATGATTGGCAACATAGGGGAGTGCGTGCCTGACGGCCCATGCTTGATCCCGGTGGGTTTTGGCCTGATGGCTCCTTCCGGCGTTCTTCTGATTGGCGCTGCCCTTGTGCTGCGTGATGCCGTTCATCGCTTGCTTGGCTGGAAGTGGGCAATTGCTGCTATAATCGTCGGCGCTGGTCTCTCGTTTCAGTTTTCTCCAGCCGTCATTGTCATTGCATCGGTTGCAGCTTTTGTTTTGTCAGAACTCGCAGACTTCGCAGTCTATGCGCCATTGCAGCGCAATCGTCTTGCGTTTGCTGTTATGCTCTCTGGCATTGTGGGCGCGGCAGTTGATAGCGCGGTGTTCTTGTGGCTGGCCTTTGGCTCTTTTGACTTCATCGCGGGGCAGATCGTCGGGAAACTGTGGATGACTGCACTGGCGACGGCTGTTATCGTTCTGGCTCGGAAGGTGCGCGCATGACCCTGATCCTAGGCATCGACCCCGGCAAGAGCGGAGCCTTCGCGCTGCTGAACACAGACGACATGCAGGTCAGCACATATGACATGCCCGGAACGCTCGAAGACAAGCGCGCCTTGATCTCCGAAATAGGCAGGGTCAAATGCTGCTGGCTGGAGCGGCCATTTTTCCCACGCATGATTGGGATCAAGAATGCCGTCACCATCGCCGTCGCCTATGGTGAACTGAAGGCCTGCCTGTTCTTCGCAGGCGTGCCGACGTTTGAGGTCGATCCGTCCGCGTGGAAGAAGACCATGCGGCTATCGACCGACAAGAACGCCAGCCGCGCGCTGGCCAGCCAATACTTCCCCGACGCCTCCGACCAGTGGGCGCGGGTCAAAGACGACGGACGGGCAGAGGCGGCCCTGATCGCACTCTATGGAAAGGGAAAGCAATGACGCCGTTCACCTGTGACGCGGAAGACCTGTATTTTCGATACGACGAAGAGCATCAAAACTGCTTGGACTTCGTGCAAGTGTTTTACGAACACAACTGGCTGCAATCGCTTTACTGGCCAAGCAAAGAAAAGGCACCGTGGCATCTGCAAATGAAAGTCAACGGTCGCCTGATTAACTTCTGGCCGCACAAGATGAAGGCCCATGTCGCGGATGAAAGTAAAACCGCTTATGACATTGGACAGATTGTTGCCACAGTTTGCCGCGTTGAAAACGAAACCCTCGAAGATTTTGATTTGGTGGAGAAAAAGCAATGATCCTAAACATGACCAACGAGGCGTACCACGCACGCCCAGAGATCAGCAGCAGCGATGTCAAAGCCGTCGCGGGCAAGTCGCTGGCCCATTGGAAAGGCAAGGTCTGGAAGGACAGCAGCGCCTTCGCCCTCGGCAGCGCCGTCCACGCCCTCGTGCTGGAGCCGGAAAAAAAACTCGTCATGCGAGGCCCCGAAGATCGCCGGGGCAACAAGTGGAAAGAGGCCCAGCTTATCGCCGACATCGACGGCAAAATCCTCCTGACCGAAGGCGACTACGATCTGGCAGAAAAGATCGCGGCTCCCGTCATCAACCACGAAGTCGTCAAGGCATGGGTCGCCGATCCCAGCTTCGTGGCCGAGGCCAGCTTCTTCGCCACCGATCCCCAAACAGGCGTCAAGATTAAGTGCCGCCCCGACGGATACCTGCCCGACGCTGGCATCGTCTTCGACATCAAGACGACCCGTGACGCCAGCCCAGAAGGTTTCCCGCGTGAAATCCGCAACTATGGCTATGACCTGCAAGCAGCGTTCTACCTGCGCTGCCTGCGTGAGGCAGGGTATGCAGCCCACACCTTCATCTTCGTGGCCGTCGAGAAGGAAGCACCCTACGCTGTCGGCCTGCACGCGCTCACGGACGGCTATCTCGCCGTCGCAGATGCCCGCGTCACCGCCACCCTCGAAAAAATATCACGGGCCGAGGCCTCAAACCTCTTTCCGACAGGTTGGCCTTTGATTAACCATGTGGACCTGCCACGCTGGCAGACCGCAGAGCCTGAAGACGACGTGTTCGATGAAACCGTTGAATTCTGATTACCACAGCCAGAGAGGAGAAAACCAATGGCAGATAATGATGACTTCCTAAAGGTATTGGCGAAAAACGTCACCCTTCAGTACCCCAAGCTGAACCAGACATATCGCTTCAACACCCAGAAGCAGGCCAGCGAACCCTGCGCGCCAAGCGCATCCAACGCAGCATGGTCGGTGGCATTCGAGATGCCCCGCGATCAGGCCAAGCCGCTGTTCGACGAGATGAAGGCGCACTACGACGCATCCCGCGCCCGCAACCCCAAGCTGCCTCAGTTCACCAAGGTCTTCGGCATGAAGAAGCTGAAGGACGAACACGGCACCGAGACGGGCATCATCCAGTTCACCGCCAAGCGCAACGGCATGAAGAAGGACGGCACCGCGAACAAAGCGCCGACC